GCCGCGCGCGCAGCGCTGTCGGGGGTGGATCTCTCTGCGGTCATCACGTTGCCGCGTTCCATCCTGCGGCGGCACTCGGCCATGGCTGCCACGCAGTCGACGCGTGGGGCGACTGCGAGCTGCAGCTCGTGCACGGCGATGGCGTGGTTGACGGCCTGCATGCCGGGACCGTCGAAGGCCCAGCGGCCGGTATCCCGGGCCCGCAGCTGGGCGCGCATGAGTGCCTCTTGTGCGGTGATGATGTCGGCCTCGTGTTCGCTGCCCCAGCCGCGCTCGCAAAGGATGAGGCTGATGTTGGTGGCGACGGCGAGGTCGCTCCAGGCCTGCTCGTCTCCGACGCCGAGGCGCATGCGCTGGATGGCGTTGTGGACGGCTAGGCCGAGGTCGTCGCGCTGGTCGTGCACCATGGGGTGCTGCAGTTCGATGGTGTGGGCCCAGGCGCCGGGGTCGACGCGATAGAGGCGGCGGCGGCAGCGCTTACGCATGTGGCGGCTCCGGGAGGTCCATCCAGTGGGTGACGCGCGCGGCGGTGATCAGCTCGCCGCTGACGTATCGCCACCGGCCCGCCACGATGTATCCGGTCCATACCTCGCCGTCGTCGAACGCTATCAACACAGTGCTGTCGTCGTCCGGCAGGCCGTCCTCGCAGCGCGTCCACGCCGGCTGCCCGGCGCGGAACGCCTTGGCCCCTTGGTCGGCCATATCGCCAGCTGAGAATTCGCCGCGTTGAATGGTGATGTCGGTCATTTTGGTTTCCGCCTCATGAATTTTTTGTGTGTCGCCATGCTCGCCACGATCCCGAACGGCCCTCCTAGCAGGGTGGCGGCGATCTGGCTGGCCGATGCGTCGGGCACGAAGCGCCACAGCACGATCTGGCTGCCGCCGATGATGAAGCTGGTGAGGAAGGCGGCGCGGTAGTGGCCGTGCACGACGTTCTGCTGCTGGAACCCGAGACTGAACACGGTGGCGAAGGCGGCGGCAAAGAGGGCGAGTTCGGTCATGCGATCACTTCGCCGTGTGCCGGGTGATGGTCATGCCGCCACGCTTCTCAACGGTGGTCTTGCCGTTGGCGTCGTTCTGGATGACGCGCACGCCGTCTTTCTCGCTCTCGCCTTCCGGCTTGTGCTCGAGGCCGATGAAGCCGGTGCCCGCGCTGTTGCCGCCGACGCGCATGTGGTCGACCTCGACCTTGGCGCTATTGATGATGGTCTGGGCGACTTCGGCGACGGCCTTGGCGCGATCGATTTCCATCGGCGCGCTCTTGTCGCGCAGGCCTTCCAGGGTGGCGAACAGGTGTTCGCGCAGATCGTTGATGGTGCGGCTCATGCGGTGGCTTCCTTCTTCTGGCGGGTGGCGATGCGCTTGGTGATGGCGCCCTTGAGACGGATGACCTGGCGCAGCTCGGGCGGGTAGTTGTGGACGGTATTGCGGCGCATCAGCTTGCGGCGGCTGATGCATTCCAGGTTGTCGAGCCGGATGTCGGTCTTGTCGCCGTTTTTGAAGGCGACGGTGTGCCCGGCCGGGACGGGGCCGTTGGCGTCTTCCCACAGCATCAGGTGGACGAAGCGCCAGCGCTTGTAGAACACGGGGTCGTCGTTGACCTTGCGCTGCAGGTAGCCTTCCTTGCTGAGGCGCTCGGCGCCGATGGGCTGCTTGATGAGCGCGGCGCGTCCGCCGAGGTGGCCGGGCTTGAACCGGGTGGCGATGCCGCCGATCTGCAGGCCCTTCATGCCCTTGTTCCACGATGTGGTTCCGGGCTGAAAGCGGCCTGTGTTGGTCTGGCCCTCCGGCTTCTTGAGGCCGAGCATGTTGACGCGGCCCTTGATGCTGGCCTTGCTGCGGTCCATGCGCTCGGCGATCTCGCCGGCGCTGAACTGGCGGTAGAGTTCGGTGAGGATGGCGTCTTCGGCTGGCGACCAGGGCTTCATGCCGTTTTCTCCATGCGCTCTGCCACGGCGAGCGCGTTGAGTTCGCGGATCAGGTCGGCGTGCTGTTCCTTCATGGCGGGCAGGCCTTCGAGGATCTGGTGGCGGCGCTCGGCGAAGTTGAGCTTGTCGCGTGCGCAGGCGTCGGCGAGGTCGCGGAGGGCATCGTTCGCCCGGTCGGCGAGCTCGCCCTTGACGGTACCGAAAATCTGGCCGCTGCGAAAACGCTCCAGGTCGTAGCCGTCGAGCGGCCGGCGGTTGGCTGTTGCGATCAGCGCGATGCAGTCGTCGATGCCGGCGCGCGGCAGCGAGGCGAAGGATTCCAGGGCGATCTTGCGGCGCTTATCGTAGTCGGCCCGGATGGCGTCGGCCTCGCGAATGTCTTCGGAGAGCCGGGTGGTGGCGCGGTCGACCAGCTGGCCGGCGGCGCGGATCAGCTTGAGTTCCTTGTCGCTGAACACGCCGTGCAGCCCGCTCCACTCGTTGGTCGACTCCGCCGCCAGCTGGCGGATCGCGGTAGCGGAGCGCTTGAGGTAGCTCTTGCGCGTGCGGATGTCGGAGCTGCCCTTGTAGCGCGCCTGGTCGCGCTGGATGCTGGTGAGGCTCATTTGAGGGCCCCTGTTTGGTCGATGTAGGCCGCGACGGTGTAGGCGGCGATGATCAGGGCCGCGACGATTCCGACGATGGCGTCGGCCCGGGCCGCGTCCTTGGCGAGCTGCTGCTGCACATGCGCCTGCAGCTCGTTCCTGCTGCCGAAGTTCATGTTCTTCACGCTGCCTCCTTCGCCTGGTAGCAAGGCTCTTCGGGCCAGCCAAGATAGCCGTCATCGCCCCATTTGCTGGCGGCGCAGCTGCCCGGGATGTCGTGCTTGCAGTCGGTGCACACGCGGTCGACCTGCTCGCTGCCGGCACGATCGAGCGTCAGTCGGAGGCCGGCGTGCGTGATGACTGCCTTGCAGGTTTGGGGATTGGCCGCCAGGAACTCCTGCGCGAATTGCCGCGCCTGGCGCTGTTCGTTGATGTATGCCTCTGCCATGTTCACCTCCCGTTGTCCGGATGGCCGCGTTGGGTGCGGCTTGAGGTGAATTATTAGTGCTGTTATTCCATGTGTCAATACCAGCGCTAATATTTTGTTTGCTGGTAGAAGCGTGGGGCAAAAAAAGCCCGCGCATGGCGGGCTCTGTGGCCGGGTTGCTACCTTAGCTCAGTGGCAGTGGTACACCCCGGTCTTGTGGTTGGTATGGCAGCCTTTTGCGTCGGTGCCGCCAGAGTGCGCCCATGCAACGGACGTGGTCGTGATGATGACTGCTGCTGCGATGATTGCTTTCATGTTGTACCCCTCCTCTTGTGGTTCACGGCATTGGTGGCGCTGCCGCGTTGCGCCTCACCAGTCACCGGCGGCCACCTCGCGCGCCTTGACTATGCAATCTGCAATCCGCGCCGCGTGATCAACCAGCACTTCGCGCACCTTGTCGGATCCACTGCCGAATCCTGTGTGGACGCCGATGTATCCGCGCGCGAGCTCGTTGTATCGTTCGATGTCGGTATGCGCAACCTTGAACCTGCCTTCTTTGGCCGCTACGCTTGCCCTGACACGGATGATGTTCTGAACAAGGCGGTGCGAGTATTCGAGGCGGACGATTCCGTAGGCGACATCTCCGTCTACAGCCGGTTCAACGCTCTCTGATGCGTTATGGCTTGAAGATTTGATGCACTGAAGTCCACGGGCAACGATCTGCTCGGTCGTCATCCCGGGAGCTTGATGGACGTCGCTGATGATCTCAGTGAGGTAGTCTGCGGCGCTTGCCGCAATCGGAAAAGCGAGCAGTGTCAGTGCGGCAAGGTGTGAGCGCATATCCGTCCCCTTTTTGGTTGAAATAATCGGCATGAGGATTAGCGGCCCCCGCCGAACAGGAAGCGCATGAGGCTGCCGAGCATGCTACCAGTCGCCTTACCTGCCGCTCTGCTCACGACGCGCTGGCCGATCGTGCCGCGCTTGACGGCATTCACATCACCAAGGAACTTGCTCGCCTTGTAAAGTGCAGATCGCGTCTTCCCAATTGTGATGCCTTTCTTCTTTGCCATTTCTCCCCCCTTGGTTGCGTGATTCAGCATTTCAATGTGTCGTTCAGGCACGAAACCATACCACGCGTGAAAATAGGGTTGCGGCGCGCCTCGCCGGCAGTGTTTACGATGAACTTCCGCTGCTTGTACATTGCGCAGAACGCTACGCCGATGATGTGGCCTTTGCGGGCATCTTCCAGCAGCTCCTGCAGCGCCTCAACAGTATCGTCGGAGAGGTCGTCTGGCACCAGTCGGAATGGCGGCTTCATTGCAGCTTCTTCCTCTTATGGGCAAGCGGTGTGGCGAGCTCTTCCGGTGCCAGGTCGCGGCCGTATACGTGCTCCATTCCAGACTTGGGCGCTGGCAGGCGCTTGCGCCGCTCTGGGTCCGGCTGTGCTGCCTGTTCGTGCCGACGTTCCTCGCCAGCGTACTCGGGAACCTCGACCCAGTGCTTGATCTTGCGGGCCGGGATCGGGTGCGAAACATAGTACATCCAGGTGATGTCGTTGTCCGCGTAGGTCAGCACCTCGGCGCTGTTGTAGCTTCCGAGCCTGATGCCGGCGCGGCGACTGAGTAACCGCTTGATCATCGTCTCGCCGGTCTTGAGGCGCACCAGCACGTCGTCCTCGATCTCCGGCGCGGTGCCTGGCTCGACCAGGGCATACTCCCCGGGCATGTAGCGCGGTACCATCGACTCGCCACACACGCGCACCACGAAAGCGTGTGCGTCGTCGGTGGCGACCTCCGCGTATTCATCCGACGCACCGACCGGATAGTCGCCATCGGTCCAGATTCTATCCGTGAGCCCCCCCTGGCCGTTGCCGATAACCCAAACCTTACGGCCGCCCGCTGGGCGCGACACCTGGGAGAGCAGTTCGCCGATGTCTTCACGGATCTGTGACGGCTGAACTTTGAGCAGCGCGGCGAACTTCAAAACCGCGTCGGTATTCAGTGGTGTGTAGCCGCCCAGGTAATGGCTCACCGCTGCCTGCGTGTTGAATCCAAGAATCGCCGCCGCCTTTTCCTGTGTGAGCCCAAGCCCCTTTTTTTTCTCGTCCCATATCCGGCGCAAATTGGCCGCCGCAGCGAGGTCTGCATGGGACAAGGGTTTCCGTTTCATCTCGCGAAGTCTATGGGCATAGCCGACGAACGCGCCAATAACATAGGTATTGACAGAAGGAATAACATTGCTAATACTCTCCACGGAAAGCCTCCTTACCTGAATCGCCATGAACCTGAAGACATACCTCGAAACAACCAGCCAGAGCGCGTTTGCGCAAGCGCTTGGAGTTACCCAGGGGACCATCAGCCACTGGATCAATGGGCGGGCACGCATCCCTGCTGAACGCGTCATCGGGATCGAGCTGGCCACGGGTGGGAAGGTCACGCGCCATGAGTTGCGCCCGGATCTGTACCCGCTTAACGACTCTCGAAGCCCCGCCGCATGAACACACCATATTTTTTTGCCCGGGACCTGTCTTTCCGAACGGTTCCGAATGATTCGGAGGAAGTCGTAAATGCAGACTGAGCTGCCGTTCTACGAAGGGCCGGAAGACGCTCTCCGCGCGGCTGTGCAGGCGCTTGGCGGGGCGAAGAAGGTGGGCACGATGCTGTGGCCGGACAAGGGCGTGGACAACGCTTCGCGCCTGTTGCTCGACTGCATCAACCCGAGCCGCGCAGAAAAGCTGGACCTGTCGCAGATCATGCGTGTTTTCGCGCTGGCGAAGGACGCCGGGTGCAACGGGCCCTTCGCATGGTTCGCGGCGGAGATCGGCTACGACATCAAGCCGATTACCCGGGCCGAGGAGGTCGACCGGCTCACCACTGTGGTCGAGCAGTCGTCGAAGACGCTGGCTGCGGCGCTTTCGGCGCTTGAGCGTATCCAGAACAACAGCAACGTGGTGAAGATTGAGAGGACGGCATGAAAACCCTTTACAACGCCGCGATGGCGGCCGTCTGCTTCGTTCTGGTCGTCGTCATCGACGCCGTTTTCGATGCTAACGATTACCCGCAGGGGTGAGCATGGCGCAGACCATGGGATGCCTTGGTGACTAAGGCGGCGATGACTCAGCCGATGCGCCAGGCCTGGGCATTGAGCTACGCGATGAAGTCCAGGCCGACGCCGGAGCTGGCGTCGCTGTATTTCGATTCGCTGAAAAGAATGCTGAGCGATGACCCGGCAAACAATCAAAACACGAACGGGCCGGCAACGGCTGAGGGGACGGCGTGCAGGATAAGATCGATACAGCGGCACTGCTGAGCAAGGTCGACATCGTCTCGGTGATCGATCGCTTCGTGCCGCTGAAAAAAAGCGGGGCGGAGTACGAGGCCTGCTGCCCGTTTCATACTGAAGACACGCCGTCATTCAAGGTGAGTCCGACGAAGCAGTTCTACCAGTGCTTCGGCTGCGGCGAGAACGGTGACGCGATCAAGTTCGTCCAGAAGTACCAGGGGCTGTCGTTCGTCGACGCCTGCAAGGCGCTGGGGGGCGATGAGGTTGCCGAGGGCGCTGCGCCGGTGCGGCGCGAGATCGTCCGCACGAAAAAGGAGTCGCCCTGGACGCCGATTCTGCCGGCGCCGGCGGATGCGCCCGAGCCGCCCAGGGCGCACGTGGTGCGCGGCCAGCCTGAGCGGGTGTGGTGCTACCGCGATGCGTCCGGTGCGGTGCTGGGCTATGTGTACCGCTTCAAGACCAGCAACGGGGGCAAGGAGACGCTGCCGCTGTCGTGGTGCACCCACGCCGGCAAGGAGTCGCCGAAGTGGCACTGGATGTCGTTCCCCGAGCCGCGCCCGCTGTATGGGCTGGATCGCCTGGCTGCAAAGCCGGATGCGACGGTGCTGGTGGTGGAAGGCGAGAAGTGCGCGGATGCTGGCCACGAGCAGCTGCCGGATCTGGCGGTGGTGAGCTGGCCAGGTGGCGGCAAGGCGGTGAAGAAGGCGGACTTCTCGCCGCTGGCTGGCCGCAAGGTGATTCTGTGGGCGGATGCGGATGCGAAGCGGGTGCCGTTGACGCCTGCGGAGAAAGCAGCGCTGCCTGAAGCCGAGGTGATGGCCGCGCAGGCGGCGAAGCCGCTGCTCGACGAAGCGGACCAGCCTGGTGTGAAGACGATGGCGCAGCTGGCAGGGATTCTGCTCGAGCTGGGCTGTTCGGTGTGGTCGGTGAAGATCCCGGCCCCGGGGGTGAAGGCGGACGGCTGGGACATCGCAGATGCGGTGGACGAAGGCCTGACGGGCGCTGCACTTGCCGATTTCATCCGCGGCAATAGCCTGCGCGTGGCGCAAGCCGGTTCAGCGTGGGAAGCGCTTCCAGAAGTCTCTGGCGGAGGCATTTCTACCCCTCCGCCGGCTGCCGCCAGCATGGGCGGGGGCGATGATGGCTCCTGGCGCGGGCTGCTGCTGGAAAACAAGTACGGGCTGATCGATTGCCGGGAGAACATTTACCTGATGCTGCGGCATCACCCGGTGTGGAAGGGCATGCTGTGGGCGGATGAGTTCGCGCGCAAGATCATCAAGCGCAAGCCGGCGCCGTGGGAGCATGCCGCTGCCTTCAAGCCCAATACGGTATGGGGCGAGGATGACGACCTGAGCCTGGGCATGTGGCTGGCCCAAAACGAGGCCTTGCGCATTCGCAGCACGGAGAATCTCGCCGTGTCGGTGGGCTGGGCGGCGCGGGAGTCGCGCTGTCACCCGGTGCGCGAATACCTCGAGGCGCTGGCCTGGGACGGTACGTCGCGCCTGGATGATTGGCTGACCGACTTCATGGGCGTGAAGAAGTCTGAATACACGATGCTGGTGGCGCGCATGTTCCTGATCGGCATGGTAGCGCGCATCTACGAGCCGGGCTGCCAGATGCGTTCTATGCCGATTTTCGAGGGTGCACAGTTCCGCGGCAAGTCGACGGCGGTGAGCATTCTCGGCGGCGAATGGTACGGCGACACGCCGATCGACCTAAACAGCAAGGAGGCCTATCAGCTGATCCAGGGGAAATGGCTGTATGAGGTCGCTGAGCTGGACGCATTCAACCGAGCCGAGTCGACGCGCATCAAGGCATTCATCTCGAGCCGCGAGGACCGCTTTCGAGCTCCTTACGACCGCGCGCCGAAGGACTGGCCGCGCAACACGTTGTTTTTCGGCACCACCAACCAGGAAGAGTATTTCAAGGACCAGACCGGAAACTCGCGCTACTGGCCGCTGCGTGCCGAGGAGGTGGGAAACATCAACCTGTACGGGCTGGCGGAAGCACGCGACCAGCTGTTTGCCGAGGCTGTGGCGCTGTACAAGCGTGGCGAGCGATGGCATCCAACACGTGAGCAGCAGCAGCTGCTGTTCGAGCCTGAGCAGGCCGATCGCGAGATTGCCGACCCGTGGCAGTCGCTGATCTCGAAGTGGTTACGCGGCAGCATGGAAGACCGTGTGTCGGTCAACGAGATTCTGACCGACTGCCTGAAGATCGAGCCCGGAAAGCTGGATTCGGCGCGCCAGATGAGCACGCGCGTCGGCATTGCGATGAAGCGCCTCGGCTGGATCAAGCGCCGGGAAACCGGTGGCGATCGCGAGTATTACTACCTCAGACCCGACGCCTGGCGTGCGGGTGAAACGAGCATCCAAGGGGGCGAACATGCTCCGTTTTGACCAGGGATCGGTGCGATCCGTCCAACCTAAGGTTAGACGCGCCGGAAAAGGTCAGACGGCTAAAACCCGCATGGACAGGGCATCCGTCCAACCTCCTAACCTCGTCCGACCTAACCGCGCCCACCCGCACAGGTGCGCACGTGCACCCGTGCGCACATACGCGCGCGTGCGCATCCACACACCTAGTAGGACGAGGTTAGGAGGTTGGACAGATCAAGCATTGGCGCGGGTTTCAGCCGTCCAACCTATTGACGTTTTTTTGAGAAAGGTAGGTCGGACATGAGCCTGGACACGATGCGAGCCGATTACGTGCTGGTCCGCCGCTGGTGGAAGGATGCCGAGGGCTGGACCGAGGCCGAACTGGCTGAGGCAGACCGTGGCGTGCGTTCGGTGGTCGAGCGCAAGGATGCCGAGCTGATCACCTGCTGGGCTGCCTGGCTGGCAGGACTGGCGGAAGAGATCCGCCGCCTCGAATCCAGGGTGCGCTCCGCTGAGGGCCGGATGCGTCAGCAGGCTGCAGCGGAAAGGCGGGCGGACATGGGTTCTAGCACTGAACACGCAACCACCAGGGGACAGGGATGATTCAACACATCAACGACAGGCTGAACAAATGGGCGGCATGGGTGGCGACCGGCCGCAAGGTGGTCGGTCTGGGCTACCCGAGCCAGGCACCGTACATGCGGCTGACGCCAAGCAGCAACAGCCTGCGCGCGCCAATCGAGAACGAGGAAGCATGGGAGATCGAGCAGGCTATCCAGCGGCTTGATCGGCAGTTACGCGATGCGGTGGAACAGTACTACCTGCGGGCAGGCACGGCAGAGACTCATGCAAAGGCACTGTGTATTTGCCGGGACACCCTGTACGTCCGCATCCACAGCGCCCATAACGCCATCATGGAATGGCTGCAGGTAGGCGACGAGGATGTTCCTGTAAAAAATGTCTTTACATCCTCCGACACTTTGTGTACAAAGCAGGTACGCTGACTATCAGCGCGACCAAACCAAACCCGCTCAGGCGGGTTTTTCATTTCATGCCGATGAAGACGTGCATCCGCTGCAGGTTCTTCACCGATGGCAGTATCAGCAAGCACGCAACCTACATCGATCCCGTCTGCACGGTGCACGGCGGCGACGCCGCCATGTTCATGCGCGAGTACGTGTGCACGCTCGAGGGCAGGCTGTGGCAGGCGAAGACCGAGCAAGCGCATCCGCCCGTGGATACGGCAACCGATGGCAGAAGGCACGCGCTGCCTACCTGAAGAAGCATCCGCTGTGCGTGATGTGCCAGTGGCATGGCCACGTGACTGCGGCCACGGTCGTCGACCACATCGTGCCGCACCGCGGAGACAACGCGCTGTTCTGGGATAGCGCGAACAACTGGCAGTCGCTGTGCGGGCCCTGCCACGACAGACACAAGCAGCGCCTCGAGAAGTCCGGCACCGAATCAGGGTGCAACCTCGACGGCGTGCCGATAGACAAACACCACCACTGGAACGCGCGGGGAGGGGGTTGAAAAGTCCAGAACCCGCCGGCAATAGACCGGTCGGGGATCCTTTTTCGCAGGCCCGCGAAATTCATAGGGGTGGGGTAATCGAGGATTCATGAGATGGCAGCAGGACGACCGCCGAAGCCGACCGCTCTGAAGCTGGTCGAGGGCAACAAGGGAAAGCGCGCGATCAACTCGAGCGAGCCTGATCCGGCCTATCTCAACGACCTGACTCCGCCGGCCTGGCTGCCCGCCGCCGCTGCCGAAGTATGGAACGAGGTGGCGCCGAAGCTGCGCGCCGCCAAGGTGCTGACCGAGCTGGACGTGCAGGCGCTGGCGATGGGCTGCGTGGCCATCGCGCAGTACCGCCGCAGCGTCTCCCAGGTGGGCGAAGACCTGGTCAAGGCGCAGCACAAGGAAACCGACCTCGGAGTTCCGGTCGCGGTGGGCGAGCACGTCAACCCGTGGCTGATCGTGCAGTCGATGACGTACAAACAGGCGATGGGGATCTTCCAGCAGTTCGGCCTCACCCCGGCCGCGCGCAGCCGCATCGCCATCAACCCGCAGGACGACCTATTCGGCCATGACCAAGCCTCGGCTGGTAAAAACTACTTCTCGTGACCCCGTCACCCGCTACGCGCGGGCCGTCGTAAACGGCAAGACCATCGCAGGGCCGCATGTGCGGGACGCCTGCAAGCGGCACCTCGCCGACCTCGAAGCAGCCCCCGCCCGGGGGTTTTTTTTCGACCTCGCCAAGGTCGAGCGCGCGATCGGCTTCTTCGCCGACGTGCTGCGGCTGAACGGCGGCGAGTACGAGGGCAGGCCATACGAGCTGCTGCCGTGGCAGGCGTTCATCGTCGGCACCATCTTCGGCTGGGTCGACGTCGATGGCTACCGGCGGTACCGAGTCGCCTACATCGAGACCGCCAAGGGGTCCGGCAAGTCTCCGCTCGCCGCCGGCATCGGCCTCTACGGCATGGTGGCCGACGGCGAGCCGCGCGCCGAGATCTACGCCGCCGCGACGAAGAAGGACCAGGCCATGATCCTGTTCCGCGACGCCGTCGCCATGCGCGACCAGTCGCCCGAGCTGGCCGCCCGCCTGGTCAAGTCCGGCGTCGGCGAGAACGCCTGGAACCTGGCCTACCACGCCAGCGGCAGCTTCTTCCGGCCGATCAGTGCAGACGACGGGCAATCCGGCCCGCGCCCGCACATCAGCCTCTTGGACGAGATCCACGAGCACAAGACCGGCTACGTGGTCGAGATGCTGAAAGCCGGCCAGAAAAGCCGGCGCCAGCCGCTCCTGGTCGGCATCACTAACAGCGGCACCGACAAGCGCACCGTGTGCTGGGACTACCACGACTACGGCGCCAAGGTCTCCGCGCAGCAGATCGAGGACGACAGCTTCTTCGCCTACATCTGCGCGCTCGACGAGACCGACGACCCGTTCAAGGACGAACGCTGCTGGCACAAGGCCAACCCCAGCCTCGCCTACGGCCTGCCCGGCATCAAGTACCTGCGCGAGCAGGTCACCCAGGCGCGCGGCATGCCCGGCAAGGAATCGATCGTCCGCCGGCTCAACTTCTGCCAGTGGGTCGAGGCCGAGGCCCCGTGGATCGGCGGCGACGTCTGGTTCGCCGCGTCGCCTGAAGAAGGCTTCGACCCGGCCGACCTCTACGGCCGCCGCTGCTGGGGCGGGCTTGACCTCTCCAGCACGCAGGACTTGACCGCGCTCGTGCTGCTGTTCGAGCCGACCGACGCCGACCCGCTGTGGCGCCTGGTGCCGCGCTTCTGGCTGCCCGGCGACGGCCTGCACGACAAGGCCGCCAAGGACCGCGTGCCGTACCTCGCATGGCGCGACTCCGGCCACCTGATGGCGGTGCCGGGCCGCGCCATCGACAAGCTCGCCGTGCTGCACAAGCTCGCCGAGATCGTCAGCCTGTACGACGTGCAGGAGATCGCCTACGACGAGTGGCGCATCGCCGACCTGCTCATGCTGATCCAGCAGGAAGGCCTGGCCATGCCGAAGCTCACCCCGTTCCGCCAGGGCTTCAAAAGCATGGCCCCGGCGGTCGACGAGTTCGAGCGCATGCTGCTCGGCGGCCAGATGAAGCACGACGGTAACCCGGTCATGACCTGGAACGCCGCCAACGCTGTGGTCGTGTCCGACCCGGCCGGCAACCGCAAGGTCGCCAAGGAGCGCGCCACCGGCCGCGTCGACGGCATCGTCGCCGCCGTCATGGCCGCCGGCCGCGCCATGGCGCAGGAAGAAGCGCCCGACATCAACCAGTTTCTCTACAACCCGATCGCCGCATGAACATACTGACCTCGTGGTTTACCGGCCTGTTCGGCGGGCGCGCGCTCGCCGACTCTACCGGCAAACAGACGAGCGGTCCGGCCACGTCCATGGTCGACGGCACCCAGCCCGTCACCATCGACAACGCCCTGCAGATCAGCGCCGTGTGGGCGTCCGCAGCGGTCATCGCCAACACCATCGGCACCCTGCCGCTGCTGGTGTACGAGAACAAGCTCGACGGCATGCGCATCCTGGCGCGCGGATCAAGCCTGTGGGTGCTGCTGCACACCAGCCCCAACGCCCGCATGACATCGGCCGAGTTCTGGACCGCCATGCTGCTCAACCTCGCGCTGCGCAACAACGCATACGCCCGCATCGAGCGTGACGAAGCCGGCGAGGCCTATACCCTGTGGCCGATGGCCGCCGACCAGGTCGAAGTGCAGATCATCGGCAACGAAGCCGTCTACCTCTACCGCGTCGGCAACGACGTGGCGGCGCTGGCCGCCGACAGCGTGCTGCACATCAAGGGCATGGGCAACGGCACCATGGGCCTGTCGCGCCTCGACTACATGCGCGCCACCACCAGCGAGGCCGCCAACAGCACCGCCGCCGCAAACAAGCTGTTCAGCAGCAACGGCAAGCCCACCGGCGTGCTCATGGTCGACAACGTGCTCTCGCCGGCGCAGCGCGAAGCCATCCGCGCCAACTTCGCCGAGATGCAGGTCGGCAACACCTCGCGCCTGTTCGTACTGGAGGCGAACATGAAATACCAGCAGCTCAGCCTCGCCCCCGAAGACATGCAGTTGCTCGAGACCCGCCACTTCGGCGTCGAGGAGATCGCCCGCTGGTTCGGCGTCCCGCCCGTGCTCATCGGCCACAGCAACGTCACCACCTGGGGCAGCGGCATCGAGCAGATCGTCGAAGGCTTCTACAAGTTCACCGTCCGCCCGGTGCTGGTCGGCATCGAGCAGGCCGTCGCCAAGCGCGTGCTCACCCCCGCGCAGCGCGCCCGCTACACAGTCGAGTTCAACTTCGACGGCCTCCTGCGCGTCAACATCAAGGACCGCGCCGAGGTCTACTCGAAGATGCTGCAGAACGGCGTCTACACCCGCAACGAAGCGCGCCAGCTCGAGAACATGCCGCCCGTCCCCGGCGGCGACAAGATCACCGTCCAGTCCAACCTGGTCGAACTGGCCAACCTGCCGAATCCCAACAAGGGAGCCTGAACCATGCTGCTACAGAAAACCCTCAAGCTCGACGACTGCCAGATCAAGGCCGAAGGCGACGGCGCGACGTTCGCCGGCTACGCCTCGGTGTTCGGCGGTGTCGATTCCTACGGCGACACCATCCTCAAGGGCGCCTACGAGCACACCCTGCGGAAGCACGGCAAGCCCAAGATGTTCGTGCAGCACGATTCCTACTCGCTGCCGGTCGGCAAGTGGACGACGGTGAAGGAGGACGACAAGGGCCTGTGGGTCGAGGGCGAGTTCACCCCCGGCATGGCGCGCGCCGAGGAAGCCCGCGCCGCGCTCAAGCACGGCACCGTCGACGGCCTGTCGATCGGATACATGCTGAAGGCCGAGGACTTCGAGCACATGGACGACGGTACCCGCATCATCAAGCGCGTATCGCGCCTGGCCGAGGTGTCGATCGTCACCTTCCCGGCCGACGGCGCTGCGCGTGTCGACCTCGACAGCGTGAAGACGGAAGGGCTGGAACAGATCACCAGTATCAAGGATTTCGAGTACTTCCTGCGGGATGCAGGGGGCATGTCGAGAGAACTGGCTAAAGCGGTCGTCAGTCGCGCCAAGGTCGTGCTCCAGCGTGAGGCTGGCACCGACCTGGCAGAAAAGCAGGCAATCGAGGACCGCCTCGCGCGCCTCGGCTGCATCCTGCCCCGCTAACCCGTAGCACAACCCCTGCATCCACCCGCTCACGCGGGTTTTTTCATTCCTGAAAGGAAAACCATGTCTGACCAAATCATGAAGGCCCTCGACGGCCTCGAAGCGCAGATCAAGTCCTTCGCCGAAAAGGCCGAAGCCGAAGCCAAGGCCACCGGCAAGGAATCCGCCGACACCAAAGCCGCCATCGAAGGCCTCGGCATCAAGCAGCGCGAGCTGGCCGACGAGATCCTGCAGCTCAAGCAACGCGGCGTGCAGATGGACCAGGAGACGAAGCTGTCGTCCTGGGGAAAGCAGTTCACCGACTGCGACGGTTACAAGTCATTCATCGGCGGCAACCAGCAGAAAGTCCGCTTCGAGGTCAAGAACACGCTGGTTGGATCCGACTCCAACGTCGCCCCCGACCGCAAGCCCGGCATCGTCCCAGGCGCTGCCCCGGTGCTGACGCTCGAGTCGTTGATCCCGGCGCTGCCAACCAGCTCCAACGCGATCGAGTTCACCAAGGAAGCCAGCTTCACCAACTCGGCAGCCGAAGCGGCCGAAGGCGCGGCCAAGGCGGAATCGGCTCTCACCTGGTCGCTGGTCAACATGCCGGTCAGCACCGTCGCGCACTGGATCAAGATCTCCAAGCAGCTCGCCGCCGACAACGCAGCGCTCGCCGCCTACGTCGACGCCCGCATGTCCTACGGCGTCAACCGCCGCGTCGAGACGCAGCTGGCGGTCGGTGACGGCGTCGCGCCGAACATCAGCGGCATCTTCGACACCGGCAACTACACCGCGCACGGCTACCTGTCCGGCGCGCTGGGCGCCACGCTGCCGAAGTTCGTGCTGATCCGCAAGGTCATCGGCGACCTGGCTGTGGCGGGTTATACCGCCGACGCGATCCTGCTGAACCCGGCCGACTTCGCAACGATGGAAACCGAGCTGATCACCACCGCAGCCGGCCAGGTGCGCTTCAACATCAACGCAGCCGGCCAGCCCACGCTGTTCGGCCTGCCCGTGGTGCAGTCGGTTGGCGTCACCGCCGACACCTTCGCCGTCGGCGCGTTCAAGCAGGCGGCGACGATCCACAACCGCGAGGGCGTGGTGGTCGAGATGTCTGACAGTGACAGCGACAACTTCACCAAGAACCTGATCACGCTGCGCGCCGAGCGTCGTCTGGCGCTTGCCACCGAAGTCCCCGCAGCCATCCGTGGCGGCGACCTGACCCCGCCTGCTGCCTAAGTAGGCTGATTGCCCGGGGCGATCCCCCGGGCGTCTTGCAGACGCCGTGCCACCAGCGCGGCGCCTCCAAGGCGACACAACCAAGGAAGCAAAATGGTACAGATCAAGTTCATCCGGCAGGGCGCCAACTCCGTGTTCGGCAGCTTCTCGTCCGGCGACATTGCGCGCGTCTCCGAAGCCTTCGCTGCCCACCTGGTCAACGAAGCCCGCGTCGCCGAATACCTGCAGCCCGTCACCCCCGCCGCGAGCGAAGCCCCCGCCACGCCCGCACGCCGCCCGCGCAAGGCCGCCTAAATGCCCGCCAAGCTCATCACCGCCCCCGCCGTCGAGCCCGTCACGCTCGCCGAGGCCAAGGCGCACCTCTACGTCACCCACAGCGACGACGACGCCATCATCGGCGCCTACATCGCCGCCGCGCGTGAGGACGCCGAGCACCGCCTGCAGCGCGCGCTGGTCGAGCAGACCTGGGAACTGGCGCTCGACGCCTTCCCCAACGTCATCGAGCTGCCGATGGCGCCGCTGGTGTCGATCACCTCGATCAAGTACCTCGACGACGCCGGAGTGGAGCAGACGCTCGACCCCGCCACCTACTACGCCGACACCGACGCCGAGCCGGGCGAAGTGGTACCGAAGTACGGCCTCGCCTGGCCCAGCACCTACCCCGAGCGCAACGCCGTGCGCGTGCGCTACGTCGCCGGGTTCGGCGCAGACGGCAGCTTCGTCCCCGAGTCGATCAAGGCCTGGATCAAGCTGCGCGTCGGCGCCCTGTACGAAAACCGCGAGTCGGCCGTCGCCGGCCAGCCCATCCAGGCCGCCCCGCGAGATTTTGCAGACTCTCTGCTCGACCGCCACAAAGTCTACTCGTAAGGAGCACCCATGCCCGCCATCACCTCCACCTCGATCGTCGCCAACGGCGCCGTCGCCGTCACCGAGACCACCCTCAACGGCACCGACAGCCTGGTCTACCGCGAGTCCAACAAGCCCGTGATCGTCCTGCGCAACCCCACCGCAGGCGCGCTCTCGCCCGTCATCGACGGCGACGGCGGCACCACCGTCTCGGTCGCCGGCATCGGCACCATCGCCGTCAGCGGCGGCTACGCCGTCGGATCCATCGCAGCCGGCGCGGCCGTGGCCATCCCGCTCATCACCATCCGCGAATACCTGAAAGGCACGATCGCCATCACTGGCGGCACCGGCCTCGTCGCCACGCTGCTGGAGAGCTGATCCCGTGCGAGCCGGAACCCTGCGCCACCGCGTCAACGTCGAGCACAAGGCCGAGACGCGCGACAGCTATGGCGGCGTGACCACCACATGGACCACCTTCGCCGCCAGCGTCCCCGCCGCCATCCTGCCGCTGTCAGGCCGCGAGTTCTTCGAAGCCGAGGCGCAGCAGTCCGAGGTCTCGGCCAAGATCGTCATGCGCATGCTTTCCGGCCTTCTGCCGTCGATGCGCATCGCCCACGACGGCCAGACCTACAACATCCGCGCCATCCTGCCCGACCCGCTGCTCGCGCGGCACGTCGTCTGCATGTGTGAGCGCGGCGACGTGAGCGCATAGCATGGGATTCAGCCTCGCCATCCAGGCCGCCGTGTATGGCGCGCTCACCGGCAACGCCGCGTTGATGGCGCTGGTGCAGGGCGTCTACGATGCCCAGCCGCGCCCGCTCACCGGGTCCGACGCGCTGCAGTTCCCCTACGTCACCATCGGCGAGGACACGCTCAACGACTGGAGCACCGACACCGAAAGCGGTGCGGACTGCACCATCACCATCCACACATGGAGCCGCTACGAGGGCCGCGCAGAACTCAAGAGCCTCCAGGCCGCGATCTACGATGCGCTGCACCGCCAGGCGCTCACTGTCAGCGGCTATGCGCTGGTTTCGGCCGACTGGATCAACAGCGACAGCATGACAGACGCCGACGGCGAGACCCGCCACGGAGTCCAGACCTTCCGCATCCTGCTCGAACGGGAAAACCCATGACCAACCGCTACGCCAAGCCTATCGCCGACAGCGAGGTCGTCGCCTGGTCGCCGTCGTCAGGATCGACCCTGTACGACAAGCTCGCCGAGACCGTGGCAGACGACGCCGATTACATCAACCCCACCGCCGTCGTCAACCACAGCACGTTCAGGCTGTCGCCGCTGCAGCAGGCGCTCGACGGCACCCTGGTCGTCAGCTACCGCGTCAAGTCGTCAGACGGCGTCGACCTCACCGTGCAGCTGCTCGAGGGCGCCACCGTCATCGCAACGCGCACGCACACCGGCATCCAGTCCGCAGCCTACGCCACCCTGCGCATGGAGCTGACCGCGCTCGAGGCCTCCGCCATCGGCGACTACAGCAACCTATACATCAAATTCGTCGGCGACTACTCGGTCCTGCTCGCCGAAGACGGCACCCGGCTCACGCTCGAAGACGGCACCAGCCTGCTACTCATGGAGAAAACCGCATAATGGCCGACACCAAGATTTCCGCGCTCACCGCGCTCGCCGGCGCCGACGCCGCCGCCGACGACGTGCTGGCCGTCGTCGACACCTCGCTCGGCACCACCAAGAAGATCGCGCTGTCCGAGGCCAAGATCGGCATCGGCCTCGGCAACGTCGACAACACGTCCGACGCGAACAAGCCCATCAGCACCGCCCAGCAGGCCGCGCTCGACCTCAAGGCCAACCTCGCCAGCCCTGCGCTCAGCGGCACCCCGACCGCCCCCACCGCCGCCGCCGGCACCATCAGCACCCAGCTCGCAACCACCGAATTCGTGGCGACTGCCATCGCAAACAGCTTCCAGCCCGCGAACGACATCGGCACGCCCAGCGCGCAGGGCTTCGGCGTCGGCATCTGCCCTGCGCTGCCGACCGGGTATTCCAAGCTGGCCGGTACCGACTTTGCCGCCAGCGACGAATACGGCAACTACCAGTACAGCGACGGCTCCGTGATGGTGTGGGTGCCGGCGTTCTTCTACCGCATCGGCCATGTGGACAACCCGACCTATGCCACCTACGGCGTCAACTCGGTCGACATCAAGGCTGAGCACGTCTTCGCCGATATTGCGACAGCCAACGCGGCCGGCTACGCGCTCCATCGCGCCTTCTACGACGCCGGATCGGTGCAGCGCGGATTCTTCGTCGACAAGTACCAGGCCAGCAACAACGGCGGCGTCGCCAGCTCGATCAAGAACGGCAACCCGTTGTCGAGCAATTCCGCGCACAACCCGTTCTCCGGCCTCACCGGCGCGCCCGCCAACAACTACGGCGGCGCATTCGCGGCGGCCAAGACCCGCGGCACCAAGTTCTTTCCCGCGATGCGCTACATGCACGCCGCGCTCGCCCTGCTGTCGCTCGCGCACGGCCAGGCGGCAAGCTCGACAACACCGTGCGCCTGGTACGACGCGGCAGGCGTGACCAACTACCCGAAGGGGAACAACAACAACGCGCTCAAAGACGCGAAAGACACGTCGGTGACTTATGTGTCGGACGGCTACCCAAACTGCGGCAAGACCGGCAGCGGCGTTCCGTTCGCCAAGACCACCCACAACGGCCAGTCCTGCGGCATCGCCGACCTCAACGGCAACATGTGGGAGGTCTCGCCCGGCCTGACCTGCGTCGCCGGCACCAAGACGATCACCGCCGCCACGCAGGCTAACCCGGTGCAGATCACCGCAGCGGCGCACGGCCGCGCCACCGGCGAGATCGTGCAGATCACCGGCGTCGTCGGCATGACGGAGATCAACGACAAGCTGTTCACGATCACCGTCAACGGCCCCGACACCTTCACGCTCGACGGCGTCGACGGCACCGGGTTCACCACATACGCCAGCGCCGGCACGGTGACGCACGGCGTCTTCTACGCGCTCAACACCAGCTATGCGGCCAAGAACCTCACCGGCGGCGCCACGCTCGCCAGCGACCAGTGGGGCGCCACCGGCGTGGCAAACCACAGCAGCGCCATCGTGCCGAGCTTCCGCATCGATTACCCGCAAAACGGTTTCGACAAGCGCTTCGGCCGCGTCGACGGCATCGTGCTCGATGCCGCCACCAGCGGCGACGCCTGGACGCGCACCGCGCTCGGCCTGCCGTTGGCTGCCGGGATTTCGGACGGCACGACCGGAAGCAACCTGTTCGGCAATGACCAGATCTACCAATATCTGCGCAACGAGCTGTGCCCGGGTGCCGGCGGCTACTGGGGCGACTCGTCCAATGCCGGCGTGTGGGCCGTGCATTTGAACTCCGCACGCACGAACTCCAGCAGCCATGTTGGCTTCCGTGCCGCCAGTTACCTGTAGCAGTGAGCACGATCTTCTTGTACAGGAGTAATTACATGCCGCAAATCGTTACCTACCGCAAAGCCTACGACCAATACAGCACCTACACGCTCGCGCTGCCTGACGGCGCAGAGCACACCGAGCTGTGCACGCTCGACGGCGTGACCTACGTCAGCCTGCCGGACGGCGTGGCGCTTCCAGCGCAGCCAGCCGAGATCGCCGCCAGCGTCGCCGTGGTTGCGCCCGACGCCGTCCTCGCCGACGCGATCAAACTCGCCAGCCCGCACGTGCAACTGATCGACCAGCGGATGCGCGAGATGATCCGCGAGCACTACGACCTCGAGACGGAGCTGAAATTCGCCCGCTTCGGCGTCGGCTCGAGCATGGGCCTGTACCAGCCGACAGTCGACGAGATCCAGCAGATGACCGTCTACGGCAAGTTCGTCGAGGGGGTGCGCGAATGGGGCCGCGCAGAGCGCGCCAAGCTCGGCCTGTAGCGCATCAGTTTTTCCGTCCCACCCAAACCCGCTCCGGCGGGTTTTTTCATTCCTGAAGGAGACACACCATGGCAGCAAAAATCGGCCGCGAGTTCCTGATCAAGAAGGGCGCCACCGTGCTGGCCGGCGTCCGCACCAAGGCGTTCTCGTTCGCCGGCGAGCCGGTCGACGTGACCACCGACGACGACACCGGGTTCCGCACCCTGCTCGCCGAGTCCGGCCAGGAGGCGCTCGACATCAGCGTCGAGGGCCTGACCAAGGACACCATCCTGCGCGCCGCCGCGCTCACCGGCACCGCCGGGCTGATGCTCACCGACATCACGCTCGAATTCCCCAAGACCGGCACGCAGGTCACCAGCGGCGACAAGATCGCGGGTTCGTTCTTCCTCGCCAGCCTGGAGGAGAGCGGCACCTACAACGACGCGATGACGTTCTCCGCCAGCCTGCAAAGCTCGGGCGCGTGGACGTACACGCCGGGCGCGTAATCCATGAACATCTTCGACCCCGTCACCCTCGGCTGGAAGGGTGCCGAGCACACCGTGGCCCCCGACAAGATCATGGGCCTCATCGCGCGCATCGAGGAGATCGTCACGCTGTCCGAGATCCACGCGGCGGCACAAAAGGGTGGCATGCCGCTCGCCAAACTTGCCATGGCCTATGGCGCATCGCTGCGCTACGCCGGCGCTCTGGTTGACGATGCCGAGGTGTACGCCAGCTTCTTCGCCGCCGATGCCAGCCGGGCGATCCCCGACGCGGTGCAGGCGCTGCTGATGATGATGGTGCCGCCCAGCCGCGCCGAGGCCAAACCGGAAGTCGGCGCAAAAAAGCCCAAGGCCGCCAGGCGTTCGTAAAGACGGCTTATCTGGGTGCAGTAGGTTCGGGCTGGGTTTCCCCGTCCGAGTTCTGGCGGCTGCACCCGGTCGAGTTCTGGTGGCTCTACGAAGCGAAGATGCCGCCCGCGCCCGAAGACCAGTGGGCCGACTTGTACGAGCAACTGGGGTAGACCATGGCAATTGCAACCGGAATACGCATTGACGGGCTGGACGAGCTGAAGAAGACGCTCGACGAACTGGCCCCGCGCGAGGCGTTCAACCTCATGCGCGGCGTCACCCTCGGCGTCGCACAACAGGTGGCCAAGCGTGCGCAGGATCGCGTCCCGGTCGACTCCGGCACGCTGAAGAAGGCGATCAAGGCCAAGCGCGGCAACCCCCGCAACAACAATGGCAAGCCGTTCGCGGACGTGGTTGTCGAGCACGGCAAGGGCGCGCAGCACGACGCCTTCTACTGGCGGTTTTTGGAATACGGCACCAGCACCGGCATTCCGGAGCACCGATTCATCGGCAACGCGATCGAGTCCGTCCGGCCAGAAATTCCGGGAATCGTGCGCGAGCAGTTCGGCAAGAAGTTCGAGGCGCTCCTGGCCCGCAAGGCCAAGAAGCTCGCCAAGGAAAAAGGGTAAGGAATGGCAATCACGAGCGATCTCGCGGTACGCATCGGCGCGGACATATCCGGGCTGACAAAAGGCCTCGGCGAAGCATCAAAAGGCCTGGATGGCTTAGGCGCCAAGGCACGCGCAGGCGCCGGCAGCTTCGCCACGATAGGCGCCGCCGCCACCGCCGCGGGCGCCGCCATGGTCGCCGGCCTCGTGGCCAAGGGCATGCAGGCAATCGACGCCCAGGCCGATCTTGCCGCCCAGCTCAAGACCACATCGGCCAGCATCGCGGTGCTCAACCGCGCCGCCGACCTCTCCGGCGCATCGATGGCGCAGGTCGAAACCGCAGGCAAGCGCCTCGCCGTCGTCATGGGCCAGGCCGACCAGGGCAATAAGGCCGCCAAGGAAACCTTCGACCGCCTCGGCCTCTCGGCCCGCGACCTGCAGGCGATCCCGCTCGACGACCGCATCGGCGCGATCAACAAGGCCATGGCGGAGAACATCCCCGTCACCCAGCAGGCCGCCGTCGCCGCGCAGCTCTTCGGCAAGGAAGCCGGGCTTGCGATCAGCCAGATCAGCGGCGACGCGCTCGCCCAGGCGCGCAAGGAAGCCGAGCTGTTCGGCCTCGCCATCAGCGAAGCGGACGCTGCCAAGGTGCAGCAGGCCGCAGACGAATTCGGCAAGGTCGGCATGGCCGTCGATGGAGTCATCCAGCAGCTCACTGTCAACCTCGCGCCGGCGATCACCGCCGTCATGCGTATGTTCACCGAAACCGCCGAGGAGGCTGGCGGAGTGGGCACCGCAGTCGCCAGCGCGTCCAATACCGGCATCAAGGCGTTCGGGTTTTTGCTCGATGTGATCGAGGGCGTGCGGCGCGCGTTCAGCCTTGCTGCTGACGCTGCAATCGTCGCGTTCGCCTGGGTGACGAAGCAGGTATTCCTGGTCGGCGAGGCGGTCATCAACGGCCCTATCATGGCAATCAACGCCCTGATCGCGGTGATGAACAAATTGCCCGGCATCGACATCGAGCCGGTCGCGCTCACCAGCCTCGGCGAGACCATTCGCGAGCAGATAACGCTTGCTGATGGAATCATCACCGAAGCCACCGCGCACATGCGCGAGACGCTTGAGCGGCCAATGCCGTCGGGGGTTTTTGCGCAGTACGTCGAGGAGGCCAAGTTGGCAGCGGAGGAAGCCGCCAAGGTATCCACGGCGCTCACCGGAGGCGGAGGTGGCGGAGAAACGGATGAGGAGAAAAAGCTGCGCGAAGCGCGCGAGAGGGCGCTCGCAGCAGAAAGCCAGTACATCGCAGACCGTCTTGAGGCTGTTCGTGAAGGCAATCTATCCGAGCTGCAGATCCTGGAGGACAAGCAGGCGCAGGAGATCGAGGCCATTAACGCCGGCTGGGAGCAGAAGCTCCTCACCGACGAATCGTGGAACGTGCTGATGGCCGAGACCAAGGCGCGCCACGAGGACGAGATGACCGCCCTCGAGCAGAAGGCCGCCGACGCCCGCGCCAAGATCGCCGAGGCCGAGGCCGCCAACAAGCAGCGGATCATGGCGAGCGCCCTGTCCGGCCTCACCACGCTGATGAACTCGGAAAACCGCAAGATGTTCGAGATCGGCAAGGCCGCCGCCATCGCGCAGTCGATCATTTCCACCTACACCGGCATGACCAAGGCGCTCGAGCTGGGCTGGCCGATGGGACCCATCGCCGCCGCCGCCATCGGCGCCGCTGGCTTCGCAAACGTCGCCAGCATCCGCTCGCAGAGCTTCGGCGGCGGCGGCTCAACCGCCACGGGCAGCAACACCACCGCAGTCAACGCAGCCAGCACCCCGACCGCTTCGTCTGGAGACGCCCCCGCCGGCGGCACGCTCACCGTGCAGGGCCTGTCCGCATCCAGCCTGTTTACGGGTGACGCGGTCGCAGGGCTGGCCGAACAGTTGCTCGATTACCAACGTCGCGGCGGCTCGGTCGTGCTGGCCGGCTAAGGAAACCCATGAGCCTCTACATCAGCTTCGTCGATGTCGCGCAGTCCTACAACGACTACGCGCGCATCGGCTATGCGTCGATCATCACCGCCGGCAACCTCTCAGGCACTGCTGGCATCACCGGCTACCCGCTCGCCGCCGTGGTCAACCCGGCCACCTACGAGCGATACACCCCGGTGTCGATGCCGGCCACCATCCAGGCCGACGCGGGGGCTGCAGTGGCGTGCGACTACGTCGGGATTGCCGCGCACAACCTCGGCACGCTCGGCTGCACGGTCTACGTCGAATCGTCAGACGACAACCTCACCTGGACCGAGCGCCTGTCCCTCACCCCCGCCGACGACACGACGATCATGGGCCTGTTCGATTCCGCGTCGGCCCGCTACTGGCGGGTGCGCGTCACCGGCACCACCGCGCCCACCATCGGCGTCGTCTACCTCGGCTCCATGCTCACCATGCAGCGCACCATCTACGGCGGCCACACGCCGCTGAATCTCGCCCGCGTGACTGCGGTTCGCCCATCGCTGTCGGAGACCGGGCAGTGGCTAGGCGCGACGCAGGAGCGCAAGGGCTTCGCCACCTCGTTTGCGTGGAAAAACCTAACCGCCGCGTGGTACCGCACCAACTTCGACCCGTTCGTCGCCATCAACCCGCGCGTCAAGCCCTTCTTCATCGCGTGGCGGCCGTACTCGTTCCCCACAGAAGTCGGGTATTGCTGGGCGACCGACGACATCAAGCCGTCCAACATGGGCATGCGGGATTTCATGGAAGTCAGCATGAACGTGGAGGGATTCAGTGACCGCACCTGAATCCACATTTGGCCGCATCCCGGTCGTCGTCGTCGAGATCGACCAGGAGGTGTGCTCACGCACCTATGGCGTCGCCCCGTGCACCGCATCCGTCCCGGCGACCGGCGCGACCAAGTGCTACAACACCCGCGCCAGTTGCCAGGACGCGGCCAACTACGCCGCTTCCGCCACCCCGCTCACGCTCAAGTTCTGCCAGCCGCACGCCGACATTCCGGCCGGCGAGAACCTGATCCCCAACGTCAAGAGCGTAAGCACCAGCCCCACCCGCATCAACATCGGCGGCAGGCAGGGCAGGGACAAGCCGCTCGGACGTAGAGCGGAGTGCACCATCAGCCTGATCGACCACCCCCACTCAGACAACCTGGTCGACCCCTACCTTGCCGACCGCACCTGGAACCCGCTCGAGCGCGGCACGTTCTGGGCCAAGTGGCTCAAGCGCAACCCCTACCACAACAACTGGGCGATCAGGGTGCGCGAAGGCTACGCCGGGCAGGCGCTGTCCGAGATGCAGGTACGGAACTACATCGTCGACAAGATCGACGGGCCGGACTCGCGCGGCAACGTCAGCATCAAGGGCATCGACGTGCTGCGCCTGGCCGACAACGACAAGGCGCAGTGCCCGGCGCTCTCCAAGGGCAAGCTGCTGGCCGCAATTACCGCAGCCGACATAACGCTCACCATCACCGGCGGCAGCCTCGCCGAGTACACCGCGTACTCGACCAACGCAGTCAGGATCGAGAAAGAGATCATCCGCTACAACTCGGCTGTCGATTCCGGCGGCGACGTGGTGCTCTCCGGCCTCACCCGTGGATCTGACGGCACCGAGGCCAAGGCCCACGACGCCGACGACACGGTGCAGGCGTGCGTCGAGTTCTCCGCGCAGGCGCCGTGGCTGGTCGCCAAGACGCTGCTCGAAACCTTCGCCAGCGTTCCAGCAGCGTGGATTCCCTACACCGACTGGACCGCCGAGGCCGACGTGTGGCTATCTGGAATGACCGTCACCCGCCTGCTGTCCGAACCCATCGGCGTGACAGACCTGCTGGGCGAGCTGTGCGAGCAGTGCACCTTTTACTTGTGGTGGGACGAGCGCATCCAGCAGATCAAGTTCCGCGCGGTACGCCCGGCCACAGGAACCATCCCGCTTATCACCGAAGACGGACACCTGCTGCAGAACAGCGCCAGCATCAAGAGCGCGCCCGAGCAAAGGGCCAGCGAGATATGGGTCAGCTACCTGCAGCGCAACGCGGCGGAAAAGGTCACCGACCGCGACAACTACCGCAGGACAAACGCTCGCATAGACAGCGTCAACTTCTACGGCGAGCGCCGCGTGTACGAGGTTTTCAGTCCGTGGCTCACCACCCAGGCCAATGTTGACATGCTCACGTTCCGCCTGCTGTCGCGTTACCGCAACCCGCCCAGGTACGCGCATTTCACCCTCGACGCCAAGGATCGCTCGCTCGGATGCGGCGACGTGTTCGACCTTGAGTACAGGGGCTTTAACGATTTCACCGGGAAGACCGAAACGGTTCGCTATCAGGCGATCAGCGCACACGAATCGCCGCCCGGCGAGGCGATCAAGATCGAGGCGCAGAAATTCGATTTCGACATCGGCGTCAAGTTCGGATGGTGGATGGCCGCCACCGCGCCGCTGTACTCGGCCGCGACCGATGCGGAAAAGGCCACCGGAATTTGGTGGAGCGAAGCCGACGGCCGCATGCCGGACGGTACCGATGGATATGTTTGGAGCTAAGGAAGAATCATGACGTGGACAGAAATACCCAACGCGAGCCTAGAGCCTGGAGCGCCAGCGCGCAGCGCCGACATGCTGGCGCTGCGCGACAACATCGCACATGTGCGCGACGGCAACAACAAGATCGTCGTCTTCACCGCGAGCGGCACCTACACCAAGCCTGATGGGTTGCGCAGGGTGAAGGTGACGGTGGTGGGCGGCGGAGGTGGAGGATATGTCAGCACGGGCGCTCCAGGCGGTGGCGGAGGCGGTGCCTCCATAAAAAGCATCGCGGCGGCGTCACTCGGCGCGACAGAGACTGTCACAGTAGGTGGCGGTGGAGTAGCAGGCACCCCTGGTACAGGAGGTGGTGCCTCATCATTCGGCGCTCATTGCAGTGCTACCGGGGGGAGCGCCGGAGCATCCAGCGCGGGTATTTCCGGTGGGGTTGGGTCTGGCGGAGACGTAAATATCGCTGGTGGTTCGTCTGGCACGAGTGGCCCAGGAGGTGACACGATTCTGGGATCAGGAGGTAAGCCGTCGACCACATCATCACAGGGAGGCGCATATGGTGGCGGTGGCGGCGGCGGCGCTTTGACCGGGTCTGGCGCTGCGGGCGTGGTTATCGTTGAGGAGTTCTACTGATGAAAAAAGTCCTCATCCACCCCGACACAGGCCGCCTCTGCGACATCGTCGCACCCGGCGCCGAGTTTCCCGTCCACCCCGCTATGCAATGGGTCGACGCACCAGACGACGTGGCACACGACACCCACCACTGGGATGGCATGGCTGTGGTCTCCAACTCGGCCCCGCCTGCGGACGAAATCGCAGCGGCGCTTGAATCCTCCGTCCAGGCCCACCTGGACGCAACCGCCCGCACCCGCCGCTACGACAACATCGTCTCGGCTTGCTCCTACGCAGGCGCCGCCAACCGGTTCCAGACGGAATCCGTCGCCTTCATCCAGTGGCGCGCGGCCGTCTGGGACTACTGCTACGCCGCGCTCGACGCGGTGCTGGCCGGCACGCGCGCGGTGCCGACGGCGGACGAGCTGATCGCCGAGCTGCCGGTGTTCACCGGCTGACCCTCAAACCCTACCCGGAGCACCCCATGCACCCCATCATCGAAGCCGCGGCGATCGCCGCCGGCCTGTACCTGCTCGGCCTCGCCACCTGGCTGTTCTACCTCGGGATCATGAACCTGATCCGCGTGCGGCACGACCTGCACCCGTTCGCCAAGGTCAACGCCTACCTGCTGCTGGCCGTGGGCCTTCCGCTCGACGCGCTGACCAACATCACCATCGGCTCGCTGCTCTTCCTCGAGCCGCCGCACCCCAAACGATTATTGCTCACCGCGCGCCTGTCGTGGCACAAGCGCCGCGACCACGGCTGGCGGACGGACCTCGCGCACTGGATGTGCGCGCACCTGCTCGACCAGTTCGACCCGAAGGGCGTCCACTGCCGCTGATCGGCCATTCGTTTCACCATGTTGAGAAGGGATCGGCCCATGCCGGAAAGAATCACAGCCATCACTGACTGGTGGCAGACCATCGCGCAGGCCGCCGCGTTCGCCATGATCGGCGTGCTCATCGCGCTGGGCCAGATCCTGCAGACCAAGGACCCGATCACGCTCAAGGTCGCGCTCGGGCGCTGCATCACCACCGGCGGCATCGCCCTGGTGGCCGGCGCCGCGCTGGCCCTGTTCCCCGGCATCCCGTTCATTGCGCAGATCGGCATCGCGGCGATGCTGGCGAGCCTCGGCAACTCGGGGCTGGAGCTGCTGATCCACCGGCTGTTCAACCGCTAGGGGTGGGGGGCCATGAACCTATCCGAACACTTCACCCTCGATGAGATGACCGCGAGCCAGGAGGCGGCGCGCAGCGGGCTGAGAAACCAGCCGAACGACTTGCAGGTTGCCGCATTGCGTGCGCTATGCGAGCGGGTGCTGGAACCGCTGCGCACCCGGGTCAAGCGACCCATCGTCGTCAGCAGCGGCTATCGCTCGAAATCTCTCAATACCCGCATCGGCGGCAGCCCCGGCAGCCAGCATTGCAAGGGCGAGGCCGCTGACATCATCGTTCCCGGCATGGACACCGCAGACGTGGTCGCCCTGATTCGCGCCATGCGCCTGCCATTTGACCAGGTGATAGATGAGTTCGCGCGCTGGGTGCACGTCAGCCACAGCGTTGCCGGCGGCAACCGGGGCGAGGTGCTGATGGCCTGGCGCCGTAGCGGCCAGACACACTATCGGAGAGTGGGATGATCGAGGCCATCAACTGGGTCGCCTGCTGGGTATCGCTCGGCATCGGTGTCGGCGTGGGCATGTTCATCGCTGCAATGTTTGGTGGACCGCGATGACGCCGCGCTGGGTTATTCCCGCCGCGATCGCTGTCGCCATCTTCGCCGCCGCCGCGTTCGGCTGGTGGCTTGGCCAGCCCAAGCCGGTGCAGGAAACTGCCGCGCCGGCGCAGCACCAGGCAGACGGCTCGCTCATCCTGCCGCGCCAGCCGGATGCAGCGGCCACGCCCGCACAGCAGGTGCCGCGGGGCGCGAAGGTCGAGCGGGTGGGG